AATATGTATTATGACAAGTAGGATTGCAAGCGCAAAATAACATAATTTTTCGCGCCGCGTAACACGTTGAAAAAGAACAGTTTGCAAAGCGCATTTTTCAGGCAATCCGCAGGAAAAAACCGAGACGAAAAAGGAAACGCGGGAAATCAGCGAAAATCTTTGCCGCGAACACGTCAAAACCCGTCGGGAATTACACGCCTAATTCCACGGAAAATCAATCAATTTCTTTTCCTATTAACGCGGCTGGTTGTGGAGATTGAAAGCCCACCGAACACCGAGCCGGAACCACCGGACAGGCCGACCGGAAGCCCCGCCGCAAAATACAAGGCATGTATGGGCGGGCTCCGCCCCCCATCCCCCCGCCACTTTTGAGAAAGTGGACAAAACTTTTACGTTTGAAATGCCGCAGAAAATGAGCTACCTTTTACGCATGAAAATCACTTGCAGGAAATGCGCGGAAACATTTGAATTACCGGACGGCAAAGCAGTTGAAGCGGTTTATTGCCCATTCTGCGAAACGAAGAACCCGACAAAAAAAGCCGAGTTTCAGGAGCACAAGCAAAAACACCCGCTAGACAGACAGTTCTGGATTATCGCAGGTTGCGCCATGATCTTAACAACCCTACTTGTATTAAGCTGGATACGCGCAGAAATCCTTATCTACAAGTCACAGGAAGCGGCAAACGAAATAATCAAGGCCATTGTCGGGAAGTGACGCCCCCACCCCGATCAAAAGAGCCGCGAACTCCCCCGCCGAGATCCCCCCCGCCGTCGAACTGCCCTTGAATGACGAGAGGATAAATAAACGCCTCGCAACCGTCATCCCCCACCATGCGGACATAATCGGGCGAAAGATCGACAACGAAACCATGAGGCGTTTTCTGTCCCTTGCGGTACTTGCGGCCAGAGGCAAGAACCCAATCGAGACTTTGCCCGCGACGGTCTATGCCGTCGCATCCGTAAACATAGGGTTCATAAGAGACGACCAGCGACGGACGGCGGGAGGACTCCACAGAAGCCACAGGAGCCGACGCCACGGCTGGAAGGCTGTTTGTCACGTACACGACAGCAGGAGCCGCAGGAGCCCCAGCAGAACCGCCCCCGCGATACCACAGCATGACAACCACGGCCACCAAAAGACCATAAACGCAAACCCGATCAAACTTTGTCATAATTTTCCCTCCCTGCTTAGGACGGCCAGCCGCCCCGAAATCACTATTGAACTGAGACGCATTGAGCGGCACCGCGCCGAACTCGCAAAACGAGTCGTAGCAGTCGAAGATATGCTTTTCTTTCGGCCACGTTGTAGAGCGTACCAACACCCTACCCGCCTTGTCATACTGCTGCCAGAGGAACCACGGAAAGGGAAACCGAAAGGGAATACCTGGCACCCGCAATTTTTGCATATCCGTTGAACGCCAGACATTCGCGCAAAGGCCACGGAGGCGAGCGTTTAACGTGCTGAAATCCTGTAGCAAGAAGAGCACGTCGATATGGTAATGCCGAGACAACCGGAGGAACTTGAACAACTCGCGGTACTTTTCAGCCTTGGCGTCCTTGCCCTTGAGGACGCCGGAATCTAAGGAGTCAAACCATTCGTTGACTTCATCCAGAACCAACAAAATCGGCTTTGTCTTTGACCCTCGGGGAACACTGGAAAGAAGGTCTGTATTATCCAAAGTTTCAAGGTCGATATAGTGATATTGACCCTCAACATATTCCCAGTTGTAATGCTTGCGGAGGACACGACGGACGGGCGAATCATCGGACAGCCGATACTTGCCCAAGCCCTCGCCGCCCTCGCACAACTCGACACCGGAAAAGCGGATATTCGTAAAAACAGCCCCGCCCGCAGACATATATGAAAGCGAGCGTTGCACGGCGTAGAAGGACTTGCCCCCGCCAGGAATCCCTATCATGGCCTCAATCATTGGATGAAAGGAACCTTTTCCACGACATGGGAGGCGATCTTAAAAGCCTTGAGCCAGAACTTGACGACGAGGCAAGTTGTCCAGATAGACGAATAAAGAAGAACGGCCGTTGCGCAAGTGTCCAAAGGGAAGAAGTAATTAGCCCGAGATAACAATGTGGCGTTAGTGGACTCAATGCCCGTTTGCAAAGTTTGCACAGGAAGCTGGAGTTGCCCGAGGAAAAACAGAACCTTGTTGACAATCCAATAAAGCCCGCCGTATGTCATGATGCCGGAAACCCCACCAGTCACCCAACGGAAAATAGGGTGCGAGGAAAACCAAACAAGCCAGCTTTTAACATCCCCGAAGAGATTGCGAAGCGACGATAAATCTTCCCGAATACCCATGATAAATCTCCGATCCTTTAACCGCCATTGAACACATCACCCAACAAACGCGACACCGCGAAGCAAAGCCAAAGCCAGACCATGACAGCGCACAGCCCGCGAAAGAACTGAATGAGGTCGTTCCACTGCGTGAAGTCATAGTTGAAATTCCACGACCCGAGAAGAGGGAGAGTCAGACTTAAAACGACGTTGGGAGCAGTCCGGCCTATGCCGTCCCAACTCCCCATCAGAGACCCGAAAGCGGATTGAATAGAAAAACCGTACTCGGAAACCATATCCCCAGCCGTGTTAATATCGGTTTCCAACGTGCCCAACATGGCATCAATTTCCGTTTGCCCGCCGCCGGACAAATCGGACGGAGGAACAAAATCAGAGACAGGCGGCAAGGATACATATTCCGGCGCAGGCTCGGACGATGAAACAGGTTTGTCCCTGATCTGGGCAAGCAACGTTTTAATGTCATCCAAAGGATTTACATATTGAGACACAGCAGAGACGATATTTGCAAACCCTTGATTCTGGCCTTGAGCTTGAGCGGCCATGAACTGTTCTACAATAGAACGATGCGAAGCCGTACTATCCCTGTATGCCCGCCACTGGTCATAATAAGCGTTAGCAACCTCCCAACTATTCATTGCATGGCCGAAATGCTCTAAATAATCATCCTTCAATTGACGAAGACGGTCATCAATTGAAAGCACCCCAGACACAATATTTCCAACCTTGGACTGTGTCCAATAGTTCATATTCTGGGCTTCCGGCACACCGTCGCCGCCGCCCCCCTCGGGGTCAAATTCGGGATACCATACCCATTGAGGAGGCGTGTTGAAGTCGTAATCATTCCACTCGCCAGTTTGACCGTGAACGCCGCCATCGGGGGTCTTGAGATTAACAGTCCCGCCGATCACGTTCCCGCCGGAAGTCTCCAATTGCACACTGTCAACATGCGGAGAGTCGAAAGCCCACCGAGGCATAACATTCGTGGAACACTCGTAAGTCGAGAAAGCCCATGTGTCCCACCCAATATTATCGCCTCCCAACCGACACTGACGGCAAGAATGGAAAGTGACAGATCCGATATAAGAAGGCGGATTCCACGAAGAAGAAACCTGGGCATGGAAGGAACCGCCGTAAACAAAAAGGTATCCCGTCTTAGAACTGGCGTGCTTGTTCGAGGGGTCGATAGAAGAAGGTTTACTCGATGGACACTTGAAACCCGTAGCGTAATTTGACCCCCAAAAAGTGGGACGGCCACCCTTACTTACAGCGTCCGCAAAATTATCCCCAGCAATGGCAGACCTAGGAGCCCCCGCGCCGGAAAAGCTGACGACGGTATAAGCCTCTACCGAAGAGACCCGCAGAAGCAGACCGCACAGAGCCACCCGCCGAAAAACATTGCGACATGAAGACATTCGATAACCTCTTCCATAATGTGAACTCCATAAAAAGGACTCGCAGGCCGAAGCATCGAGTAGAGAATCATCCCCGCAGACTAGCCACGGAAGAAGCCGCCCACCTTACGGGCGACCCACGGCAGAGCCTTGAGCCCGAGGCCAGCCGCCAGAACCGCGCCGAGGGCAGTCCCAAGGGACGTGATGTAGCCCGTAACCTCGCCCTGCGCGGTCGAAATCAGGCTGTCGGCGGAGGTGCCTTCCGCAAGAACCGACGTGGCCGAAATGGCGGCAAACGCGATTGCGAGACCCAGCTTCTGGAACTTGTTCTTTTTCATCTTGTACCTACCTTCTGCCCCTGATTAAAGCCCGAGGCGCGGCCATCCGGCAACATGCCGGAAATCAGTTATGCAGACGGGAGAAAAACACGCCGAGCTTACGCCCGAGCCACGGAAGAGCCTTGAGAACGAACGCGGCACTTAACACGACCAGCAAAGCCGTACCCACGGCAGAAATGTTGCTCATAACCTCGCTTTGCGCAGAGTCGATCAAATCGCCCGCGCCAACATCGGCAAGCACCGAAGAAGACGAGAGAGCAAGAACCATCATCAGTTTTTTCATAGTGACCCCATTCCCCAGACCGCCGAGGAGCACGCCGTCAGTCGTTGCGGAAAGCATCGGAAATGCCCGCATTGAAAGAACGGAAAATGGCCAGCAGTTTGAAAATCGCATACCACGACGCGAGCCCCGAAGCGAAACCAGCCATTGCAGAAGAGATAAAAGGACTCATTTTTTCCACCCTCCCCTACCCTTGCCGTCCGCCCTGCCGGAAAGGAACAAATGGCGATACGTGCGGCACAGCCACAGAAACGACTTGCACCCTATCCAGAGCAAGGCGAACCGGATGAAGAGCGGCAAATACGCAGAGAAATTGAACCCGAAGAAAGTCATTCAAACCCCCCAAAGAAAAAGACACGCCTTGACCCAAAAGAACAACTCGACAAAGACCAGCGAAAACGCAGAAAGCAGAATCAAAATCCAGCAGACTTTTTGAGCGTAACCCAAGAACCGATCTAGCATAACGACCCCTTAAAAAGGACACGGATGAAAGGCCATAGAGCGCACGCGCTCACAGTTCCAGCCCAAAGTACGGAACCGCATACCGAAATCCCGCGAACCGTCGAAGTAATCGGAAATCCGCCCGACATCGAAATAAATGCGGTTGACGAGCCACATCTTCGCCCAGTTGTAAGCACGAGCCCCGTTGAACTTCACACCGCACGCGACCGCTTGAGCGGAGGATGAAAAACCCTGCTTCAGATAATACGAACGGAAAGCCTCTTTACATGCCGCCACGACGCGCCGCTTGTGCGCCGTAGGATTGGAACACTCCCCCTCTCCCTCGTTGTAAGAAACGCCCATGATATGGCAGACCACCCACGAGGGAATCAAATCCCAAAGACGGCGGCGAGGGGAGTCAATCGAAACATCACGGACGCGCACCTTGTCCGGCAGGTCGCCGAAAGTCGCCCACCAGCGGACGCCCCGCAGGTGCATACCCTGCCACACCTTGTTCTGTTTGGTCAGATATTTAGCGAGATATTCGCCGCAGGTCAGAACCCCACGATTATCCCAGTCCTCGACATGCACGCGACCCCAGCCGAAACGCTGACAGATCATGCGAACCTCGTGCACGTCAAACCATTGGTTGACTGCCACATGGACATGCAGACCGTGCCCGCCGGGATGAAGCTCGAAAACGCGGACACCCTTGAAGCCCATGGAACGCTTCAACTCCCTTGCCACATCCTGCCACATAGCCGCACCCACGACCGGATGAAGCCGGACGGGAAGCGTGAACGTCCACATTTTAAGGCACTCTCCGTCAGGCAGAGCATCCTCTAAAAGCTTGACGTTGTATTGCAGGGCGGTAGAGCTTTTAACCGACATATCAGCCTCCCAAAATATCGGCGGCAGACTCGACAAAACCCTTGCAGTGATCGATTGTCTCTTCCCGAGTCATGAAATCGACACCAGCCAACTCCACCCGATCAGGCGTTAGAAGACGCCCGAACCATTCGCCGTCGCGTTTCTCAAGTTCAACAAGCAACTTCATTTGCCCCTCATTTCCGGCGAACGTTCGCCGTTCGGCCCGAGATACCGGAGCCGCGCACGAGAAACAGGAGGATTATCCATCCCGCCAAAACGGGACTCTTCATTGACCTTGTTCAGAAAAGCATCAACGGCACGTTCAGCGAAAGCGAACGTGACCGAGTGACGCTTCCCCATCTGAATCCAAGAGACCTGATACCGAGCCGCCATAGGAACCCCCTTGCACAATTGTTCGATATAAAACAAGGTTAGACGGGCGCGGGGGGCGCGGCTACGCCGCGCCCCCCTTTGCCCGTCACTTCCCAGCCTTGGGAATCGGAACGATGGAATTGACGTACATCTGCGAAACGTCAGACTCCACCCCGACCTGTTCAAACACAACGCGGACTTCATCCCCCTTCTTGAGGGTGAGAGGAACGTCCACCCCGTCGCGGACGCGGAGAAGAACCGCCTCGCCGTCCATTTCCGCGTTGTAGTAACGCTTGCGGTACGTGGACGCCGCCAACTGTTGCCCGTTCTTTGTACGGGCGGGAAGGTTAATCAATTCATCCACAAACTCGCGCCGGATTTCCGCCACCTTGTCGAACTTTACAGCCATTTTTCACGCTCCTTTTCCGATCATCAATTGCCCGTGATTAACCGCGCCCCCAGAATCAGGAAGCACAAGACCCCGAGCACAGGCCAGACCCGAGGAAAACCCTTGAAGGAAGTCAATGGCACCCTGTAGCGTCGAGACGCGATAAGGCACCCCGTCAATGCTGACGTTGTAGATGAAGGTGGAACAACGGCCACCCTCAAACGAAATCCCTGTGACACGCTCAAGCCCAATCAGCTTTTTGTGCTCGAACTCGACATGCCGAAGAAGTTTGTTGAACTCGTCGAGAAGGACTTTTTTACTGCGATACTTGCGCCGCCGATATTCAGCTTTGACAGCCGCCGCATGAATAGAGGAATCGGCGGAGGCCAGAGCGGCCTTGACATCACAGACCTTGAGGGAAGGCATTTTCTGGAGAGCAGGTTTTTTCATACGCCACACATCCCTTCACAATCAAAAGCAAAACTCATTTGTCCCCGATCCTCTTCCGTAGACAAATCCACCTCGGAAAGAGGAACACAAGAACGATGGACAAAACAACGAGCACCATTACCCGTCAAAGCCCCTCGCATAAGATCATCCATACGGCATGCTTCAGCCCATCCTTTCGGATCATCATCCCGAAGCAAACGCCATTCAGCGTCACACTTGAACGGACAATAAACACAGGCCGAACGCGGCGGGGTTGGATACCAATGACGGAAAAGCCAACTCTTGCAATCCTGCCGACTCATGCCCATGCTAATTAATGGCCACTCGTGGTCAATATATTGGACACACGAAGATTTAACGCGCCTGACTTCATCAGTGGAAATGCCAATAAGTTGCACCACACGACGACCACCACAACGTTTACGCACCTCGCGCCGAATAGGACTAATCTTGTAATCACCAGTACATTGACGCCGAAGAATTCCGACACGACCGCCTCGCAAAGAAACGAACAAAGGAGGTCTCGCACAATGACTAATCCCGCCGGAAGCGCATTCCTCAATATTACGAGTAAGACCTTGTTTCTCCATGACGCGATACACAGGAAACGGCACCTGTTTTTCAAGCCAAGAAAGATACTGGTAAACCCGATCCGGTTCCGCGCCAGTGTCCGCGAAAACGGCGAACTCGACAGGCTCAATTTCCCCATGGGCGATCATAAGGGCGATAGTCGAAGACTGGACACCAGCCCCGAGAGACAGCACGCGAACAACGCCGTTTTTGCCTTTCATTAATACGCCCCCCTTTCGGTGAAGCGCACGCGAACAGAAAGCAAGGCATCGATAAAAGGCGTTCCAAGATCGACTGGGACGGAATCCGTCAAATCCGAACCGGCGCGAGGGATTGACTCCACACAATGGAAACTAGCCGAAGTCACATTGAAAGTGGAACGGGATTTCTTGAGAGCCGCATACAATTGCGAGTAAGCGGCAGAAGAGATTGACACCGAACGAGGATCATCCGACAATGGACTGTAATGGCACTTCACCCAATGCAAATCTTGCGTGAAAACACCGCCGGAATCAGTAATGCCCAAAACAAGGACAAGATAACGACAACTCGAAAGTTCCACTTATCACCCCGCCGTTTACACGAAGGCGCAGATATAGCACCTTCAACGGCGGTAAATATGTGTTATGACAAGTAG